AAACTCAAAAGGAACGGTTTCACTTTTTATTGATAAAAGGTGCAAATGGCTTTTACATAATGTTTATAACTTATCGTTTAAAGAAGGTACATCAATTGTAGATGTACCTTCTCTTAAACAAATCAAAAATGACCATGATTTGAAATTTCTTGAACACCCCTTTGATGCTGCTTCTTATCTGGTCGATTATTATTTCCCAATTAAATAGCATCAATTTTTGTACATTCGTTTAAATCTATCTTTTGCCTTATTAATGGATGAACTTGCTTGTCTTTATTTAATTGCCATTTCTTTATTTTTTTGATTTTTTCTTCTATCTTTTTAATTATGTCATTAAGGTTACTACGGTTTTCTCTACTTAATAGTTTTGGTAAACTTCCCCAAGCTATTACAACCTCTTCCGTATCAAGCTTATCTATATGGTCGATAATATCAATTTTAACATCCTTCTCCAAATTTTTCGGGTTTTTATCAATTGTACTTATTAAGTTTAAAACTTTTAATCCACCATATTTATCCTGAAATTTATTAATCAGCCTAGCATGTGTCCTATCTGGTTTTATCTCATTTGCATAACTAGGGTTGAACATAATTACTCCTAATGCAGGTTTCTTATTATCCCATATATATGATAAGAAGTAACGGTTTTTTCGCTGTTTTGTATTGTCAAATTTAAGTGATACCTCAATTAACAATTTCTTATACTTCATCTGTGCATTAATTTCTTCTTCCATACAAAAAATAATATCACAAAATGATTGAAAGGATTTTTTATGAAAAGAATAATTATTCATTGGACTGGTGGAACTTATGTTCCTAATGAGAAAGAAAGAGAAGATTACCATTTTATAGTTGATGGACTCGGAACTATTCACAAAGGAAACTATACTCCTGAAGATAACTTAAATTGTTATGACGGTAAATATGCTAAACATACCGGCGGTGGTAATACTGGTTCTATCGGTATTGCTATGGCTTGTATGCTTGGATATAAGAATCCTAAAAATATGGGTAAATATCCAATGACAAATATTCAGTTTGAAGCTTGTATGAAAAAAGTTGCAGAACTCTGTCAACAATATAATATAGCTATTACTCCTGATACTGTTCTTACGCACTATGAATTTGGGCTTAAACACCCCGAAACAACTTCTGCCGGAAAACCAGATATAGGCTTTTTACCGCCATACCCAGAGGTTAAATATTCTGATGTTGGTTATTTTATCAGGAATAAAGTTCGGTGGTATAAAGAAAATTTCTGAAAAAAATACGTTATAGTATATGCTATAACGTATTTTTTATTATATTACTAATGTCCTAATCCTTCAAAGAAATCTTTTACATTATCCCAAGCACTGTGAAATTTATCTCCAACATAATCTACCCCGTCACTTATATGATCGGCAACATTTTCTATTATACCAGGCAAACCATGTAATTTATCTATTTCTTGTGCAGAATCCTGTAAATCAATTGAAGAATCCGCAGAATCTAAGTCAATTTTAGGAATATCATCTGTTTTAGGATGACTATAACAAGGCTCTGGGTGTGGCCATACCTGATGTGTAGATAAAACAGCTAATGTACCAGCTGTAGCAGCTGCAATAGGTGCTTTAGGATTTTTTGTAACTTTTACAATTGGTGTTAACCCGTTAATTTTTGAAATCATTTTATAACCTCCTATTTTAGCTTTTATTATAGTTCTTCTATTTCTATTTTGTAAATATATGTAGTCATTTAAACTTAATATATGTTTACAAAATATTGAATAAAATATCATGTATTGTTAGTATTTACTCATAAATTACTTATCGTTTTAGTTTACTTATGTTACCAGTTCAAGGCAGAAAATCTAAGCTTACATTTCAATCAGGGTTAAACAATAATCTTATACGTTTACAATCTACTTTTAATTGTAAACAAGCTGAAGAATACTTAAATAAACAGGGAATAAAATCTGATTTTCTTCAAAATAAGCCTATGGCTTTATCTATTAACCTTGCTGCTAGCATATTAAACAGATTAAATAATGCATTTTCATTCTTTTATTTTTGGTCACCAAATATTAATGTTTATAATAAAGAAGCTTTATTATTAGACTCAAATTTATATCATTTTTGTATTCCTGAGTGTAAAAAAGTTTTGAGCAACAAACCTGAATTTGAAAAAGCTTCAATTTTTTACTCAGATATTAAAAATTTGGAAGCATTAGATTTTCAAGCAGAACAAGCACATAAATACAAAATTAAACCATCAAGTCACTTCTTAACTGATATTATTCATGAAATGATGCATGCAATTTATGTAAATAAAATTTATCAAAAATATGGTGATAATGCCTTCTCTATTCTGCAAAATCTACAAAACAAACATTTTGGTAAAAAAGAAAATGAAGTCATAGGGGATATATTAGGAAAAGCAGCAACAGAACCTTTAAATCAATATCATGAAGTCTTTGCAGATACTTTTACAAAAGCTGTTTGTAATTCTCTTGATGAAAAAGATTGTATGCCATGTAAAAATCCCTTTGATTTATTTAAAGAATATCCGAAAGAATTTATTAGTATTATAAGAAAAATAATTAATATTTGAAATAAAAATTTACCAGATTACATTCCTTGACAAATTTATTGTTTGCTTTTTATTTTTATTCTGATATAATTTTTTCAGAGCATTACGCTCACAACTGCACAAAAGGATATGTTTGCGCTTTTATATTAGTACTTATGCCAATGGGTAAACCTATCACATGAAAATTAACAAATTAACTCAAATATCAGAAGGTCTTACTAGAATACCAAAAACAACTCTTGAAACAGTAAACCAGACTAAATTACCAGAAAATATAATTTCACTACTAGAACAAGCTCCAACCAAAGATGTTGCAGATTTTGCCAACACGTTAACAGACCATTCTTCTATGCTAGAAACAGGTAGTATTGCTAGTGATAGTATTTCACAAGTAGCAGAGCATGCCGGGCATAATATTTTTGGCGGTGCTATGGTGTTTAGACTCATCAACCCAATTAGAGATTTCGCTAAGGGCAATATTTCTGCCGGATTAAAAAGAACTTCAGTTAATATTGTTGATTATGCAATTTATAAGGCGAGGTTAGTTTATGGTGGTCTAGGTGCAATACGTGGATTAATAGTTAAAATGCGTGGTGGTGGTGATGCTCCTGACGCCGGGTTTGTAAATGGTTTTTTCTACGCAATGAAACATTGGGGAAAAGGGCGAAAATCTGTTGAAGAAGCTCTTATAAATCCAAAACAATTTTGGCAAGCTTTAAAAATAATCCTTTAGATGCTCAATATGCAATATATAATGAAGAAAGACAAAATTGGTTAAATAAACATAAACAATCAATATTGCAAAAAAGTGAAATAAACAGAAAATCAATTGAGGATTGGGGACAAGCAAGGCTTCAAATGCTTAATTCGTCACAAGAAATGTTACGTCACATGATAGCAAGAGAACAAGTTATTCAACAAGCAAATCAAAAACAAATAATAAATGTGGAAATTAGTAATAATGAACTAATTGGTAAACTTGAATCTTTAAAGGTTTTGCAACAGAGTTTATTAAATGATTTTAATAAATGTATTAAAGAAATGAAAGAAACAATGCAGTCTATTCCATCTGACTCTAAAGAATTTGAAACGATGCAGAATATTGCTAACTTATCTAACAATTATTATGCAGAAGAATTTAATAATATAAATGAAACTATAAATCTTGCTGATAAAATTTTAAAATTTAATGAATTATTGCATAAAAAGACATCACAAAAAGGATTTTCTAGAATTGCAGGTTATGACGATATAAAACAAATTTTAATTAAAAGATTTATAAAACCTGTTTTTTATTTTGATAAAAATAAAAAACAGATTATACCAAATGTAATTTTATTTTATGGTCCAAAAGGTTGTGGAAAAACATTATTTGCAAATGCCTTAGGAGATGAAACAACAAGTAATGTTATTAAACTGGAATTAACTTTAGATTCAGACAATGATTTTGAAAATTTACAAAAAGCCATAGAAGAAGCAAAAAAATTATATGAAAAAAATGGAAAATACTCCATAATACATATTGATGAAATTGATGGCTTTTTGTCAGATAAAACATATAAGTCTAATGAAACAAAAAATTTAGTACAATCATTATCTAATAATTATTGTACAATTATTGCTACTACTAACTATCCTGAAAAAGTTAATAGAAGTTTTATTTCTGGACAAGCTGTTGAAAAAATTTATGTAGGACCTCCTGACAAAAAAAATATTCAGGAGGTTTTAAGATATTATATAAAAGATTTCATAGATTTTGAAATAGACTATCAAAGCTTAATAAATATTTTGCAACAAAAAATTAATTACAATTTAAGTAATGCAAAAATTGCAGAAAGTATTATTTATGCTTTAAAAAAAACATTGTCAGAAACTGATAATAACCTCAACCAAAAATATTTAGAAGATATTATTGCAAAAATTGAACCAGATATAACAGAATCAAGTATGAAACAATATAAAGGAAAGGATTCATTATGAAAATTGAGACAAAACAAACTCAAACTCAAAATATACAAAACAGACTAAATGATACTAAAACTAATAGTATTAAACCCATTTTTAGAGAAATTCCAGATGAGTTTATATCAGAAACTGCTGAAAGCGCAGGAGAGCACAACGGTTTGATGGGATATATTGCTGCAGGAGTAGCAGCAATCGGAGCGGGATTTGCATTCTTTCGTAATCGCAAAGCTCGGATAGCTAAACAAATTGCTGAAAATGAAAAAGAAGTTTTCAGAAAGGCTAAATCAGAAGCAGAAGATGTTTTAGCCAGATTAAAAGCAGAAAATGAAGCGTTAAATAAATCTATTGATGAATGGAATGAAGCTATATTATCGCCAACAAAAAACAAAGGCTCAAATAAAGCAGGTGGTGCTAATATGTCTTCAAGTGGGAGCCATAAGGTAGGAGGTGGCTGTTCAAGTCGTGGAATACAAGGTGGCACTTCTACTATTTCTAGTAGCAATAAAGCAGAAGGAGGTCGTACTGTTAGTGAAGCAAAAACCGGAATCCCCACTGTTAGTGTAGAGTCAAAAGCTAATGAATTTGTTAATAATGTTCAACAATTTGCAGCTAAACCTATGAGTGAACAAGATAAAAAATACTTTGAAAAAGCGAAGCAAGAACTCTTGGAGTCTGTAGATAAAAGTGAGGTACACGAGGATATAAAAAAAGAACTTGTAAATAATATAGAAGAATGTATCGCATCAATACTAAATGGCAGCAATAGCGTTGAGGACAAAAAAATATCTTTAGATCTATTAAAGGGAATCATAGGAGACCAACTGGAAATGACTGGTAAATGGGAAGCATTGCAAAAAGAAATGTATGACATGAAAGAAGTAATTGAATATAATTACAGTACCCAAAAACGTAAAGAACTAGCACAAAAAAAAGGATTTGCTAGAATTTTAGGTTATCAAACTCAAAAAGATTTTCTTAATGAAAAGCTTATAAAACCATTGAAAAAAAATAGTGAAACCCCCAATATAATATTAATGTACGGTCCAAAAGGTACAGGAAAAACATTATTTGGAAAAGCAGTTGCTCATGAAGGAAATGCAAACCATATAAGTATAGATGTATCAATATTTCCTGAAGAAAATCTACAGAATTTGAAAGATGCAGTTAATAAATCGAAAGAATGTTTTGAAAAAACTGGAAAGAGAAGTATTCTTCTTCTTAACGAAATTGATGGAGTAGAATGTAATAAAGAATATATTGATATTATTAATAATTTGTCAAAAAAATATCATGCAACTCTACTTGCTACAACCAATTATCCCAAGAAGGTTGATACAGGAATTTTAAATGCCAACAATTCTGAAAAATTATACATGCCAACGTCAACAAAAGAAGATATTACAAAGATACTAGAATATGTGTTAAAAGATTTTTCTGAACAGGGGGTTAATTTTAAAGAACTAGCTAAAATACTTACAGACAAAACAAATGGAGCTGCTTATAGTAATGCCCAAATATATGAAGTTGCAGACCAGATTGTAAAATTACATTATGGTGAAATTTTGGATAAAAAAGTTAAACAAAAGATTACTTCAAATTTAGCGCCAATTTCTGAGCGAGAAATAATAGAGCGTTTGAATAAAATTGAACCAGATATTTCTAAAGAAGTGATAGATAGTTATAAGAATATATTTTAA